GCAACTTTCATTCCTCTTTCCATAGCTAATATGGCATCACCAAATCTCATTTATTCTTCCTTATCATAATCTGTTGTAATATTAAGTAGTTGATCTAAACCTTCTATTTGACCAACTAATTTGTGCTTCAAACCATGTGTTATATCCGCGGATTGGGATAATGTTACACCATTAGCAAAGCTTTCCATTAAGGTTTGCTTCGAAGATTTTATTGCTCCGATAATTTCTCTTGTCACAGGATGTGCTTGCCATTCGGCAAATGCTTCTGGAGTAATAATCATGCGTCATATTCCCATAAGTAGTTAACCGTTTTATCGGATAAGCTCTCCCAGCATGTTAGTCTGCCAGTTGATACGCCACCGAATAAGATTACGCCTTTAACTGGTATGCCAGCAGCGGATAATTTGCCCATTAAAAATGCGTCTATAGCCTTGCATGGAATGGATGTTAATTCCTCTTGAGAAATACTTATTCTGATTTGTTTTTTCATATTGGGAAATTATTCCTGATTATTGGTTTCTAAACCGTATTCTCTTTTCATAAAGTTTGTATTTTGATTAATCTTGTTCACTTGTTGAACGCCGATTTTCTTATCTTCTAATCCTAACTTTTTATCATTATGTTGCATCTGATTAAATGCAGACAATCCCTGTAGGGTTAGTTTATCCTTGTCATTGATGATGCCCGAAAGTTTTCTATCAGGCTCTATTGATTCGGTTTGAACTTTTGCCAATATAAGCTCAGTATCTGCATCCAAGTTTTTAATCTTACTTGAAAGTTCTTCCAGCTCTAATTGGAGTTTCTGCAAAGATAATTGCTCCATCGGATTTTCTTGTTCTTCCTTAGGTATGATCATATCAATATCTTCAATATCCATGGATAATAGATAACGCTTGAGGATTTCTTGATCATTTAATCCCTGGCCCCTTAATTCTAACATGGCCTTAGCTTTAAGTATGCGCTGCATCATTGTGGTAGAGTTAGGATCTGATACAGGTACAATATCGAAATCTTTTGCAAAAAAGTCAGATTGCACAATAGCAGCTTCATCATCTAATACGGAGCTATAAAACATTTGATCCAAATAAAGAGCATTTAACCTTCTTAACTTTTGAAACTCTTTATATTGTGATCTATGAATCCGTTTATGGATGGCAGAATATACTTGCAAACCTTGTTCGATTAACGCCAAAACAGATTCAGCCGGCACATTAGCGCCTGGACTTTGACCGGATAATATTTCAGTCATGCCGGATAATTCTTTGCCCGCGTCAATTAGCATACCTAACAACTGGAATAATACAGGACTTGGTTCGCGTACCGGCATTGGGAAAACGTTCTTACGAATATCATCCCCAGTGGATTCTACTGGCTTCCATTCTCCAACACCGAGCTGGATTGATTTGCCTTTAGTTAATCGTAATCCTCTACCAAGGAATCCTGACTGCCGATTTGATAATGTTCCAGAGTCTAATAACTGATTGGTTATGGTGTTTACTGCTGAGTTTGTACTAAGTAATAAACTTCCAAAGCCCATACCATAAAATCCACCATCTATGGCGGGCATAAATAAGAACCTGGTAAAATATTGCTCTGGATTAATTTTTATAATCTTACCATTGTCAGCGCGAATAATTCCATCTGAAGCAAATCTTGGGACAATCCTAACTAATCTTTGTGTTTCATAATGGACTGTAACAACATAAGGTTCTTGATAACCATCTTTATCTAAGTCATACCAACGATGTTGTTCCAAAAATAAATGTGGAGTTTCATCGTCTGCCTGACCTGATTCTGAAGTTGCCTGACCTAATTCGGCCACATCAAACTTTGTAAACATCCCGGAATTTATGCGACTAACTATTTCGTTTTGATAAAGATATATGCGATGAGTAATTCTGGGAGCCCGATCAATTGATGGAGTAAAATAATTTACAACCAAATCGTCAGCGAATATCATCTTAGATACGTGCTGCTTCTCAATGGCATCAAAGTAAGTTTTTTTGAATGCGCAACCTATTGCAGGTAAAGTAAATAATAACTGATCCACGCCTTCTTCCCAGTCTTCCATGTCATTGAGAACCTGATATGACATGAAGTTAGAAATTCTTTGGGCACGATCGAACTTTAGGCCATTAGGATCATTGCCAATTACTTTACCTTTTACAACATCATTACCTTTTATTATTTCAGGATATGCCCGAGCTGCAAATTGAATGCATGCATTGGTGATTAGGGGATACTTAATATTCGCTACAACATCACCAGCGTAGGTTTTCTTCTTTACTAATAGCTTTATAAGATCAATGATCTGCTTATTTAGTTCTTCCCATTCAGTTCGGGAATCTAAATCAATTTTATATCCTTCAAATACTTTGGTCGTCAGATCGGTGATTACTTCCTTAGGTTGTTTGTCTGCAAGATTTGTTAACAACAACATTGCTTCAGCAGACAAAAGTTCTTCTTCAACAGTAAGATCTATATCCATATTTTGTGCTGGCGGATTGATTATGTCTTCTACTGGAGTTTCTTCTGCCCAAATATTAGGCATTCCACCGGATTGTGGTTCCATAACAAGCTGGGAAGGATTAAGATTTTCTTCTAACATAGCCATTTATTAATATCCAGTAATTGCGTTGCATTCACGAGTTGATGATATATCACTTTCTTCCCAAGCTTCGAATTCCCAATATGGTCGGGATATTGCGCGATCCAAACCTGACATAATCAAATACCTTGTACAGTCCATCAGGTGGTCGTTCTTCTTCATTATTTTTCCATCCACATCCCGGCAATATTGCCTGAATTCTGTAAACCAACAACCAAGAGAACGAAAAACTTTTAGTCTGTTTGTAGATAATAATTGCCATACGGTGTATATGCCAGCTTCGACAGCTTTGTTTGCATTAGATATGTCTAAACCTAAATTGTAATAAATATCAAAAAGGTTTTGTCCATCTACTTGACTGCGTCCATGCGCGGCATGATCAATCACTCCAGGTATCCAAGCACCTCTGGATTTTATTCCTTCAGCGTGGATAATCGGCTCAGCGTTGCCTTGATAATATTCGGAATATAAATAAGTTATTTTTGTCGTTGGATCTATAGCTGCCCAAATTGCTGCAGTTCTATTCCAGCCGACATCCATAGCATAACAGTGAAGCCAATGTTTGGGTATTGCAAAATCTTCTACAGTAATATTGGATTCGAGAATTGGATAAATTGCACCTGAACCTAATTGAGGAACACCCTTTGATCTTGCTTCTCGCTGATGAGGCGGTAAGGCATTGTAAAGGGTTTCCTTCTGTAATTTGGTTAGGTGTGGCGCATCATCCCAAGTAGCGGTAATTAGGCACTTACCACCTGATTGGTTTTCTATCAATTGCCCATCCGGCATGAATTGTAAAACCGTCTCAGTCATACCTTCTAACGGAGTGAATGTTAACATAATTAATCCGTTAGTTGTCATTGTTCGAGTAAGACATTCAGTGTATATGTCTATGGGACATTCTTCGTCAAGCCAAATTAAATCTTGTTCTGTGCCTTCAAATGACTTCCTACCTTCAGCATAGGACTTAATTTTGCACCTGCTCATACCACCTGAAATATGCTTGATTAATATTGTATCTACTGCATTTGGTACACCGCCGGCTTTAGGTGTTGTCTTGATTATGTATTTCTCAGGGATTAAGCCTGTTCCAAATTCTTCAGGTGGCCCGATTAGTTTGTATTGTACAATGTCTCTGGCTGTTGTTCCAGTAGTTCCCGCTACCCAGCAATTTATCGGCCGATTGAAGCGGATTCCCTCCCACCAATTAGGATATCTTCCTGTGAGGTGACAAGTAGTTTCATACGCGCCGATTGATTCTGACTTGCCTATCCGGTTTGCTGCCATGATGCAGCGCTGGGGAAATTTCTTGCCTGCCCGAAAGAATTCCATATGCTTGGGATAGTTGTGCCTACTAAGTGGACCGTCTTCAGGAAAGAATTGAGCTATCTTATTTTGCTTTAACCTAATGTTTTTGGTTTTCAGTAATTTGAGATAATGCTCTTTTTCATCCCTGCTCATGGTGGATAAATCAGGCATGGTTATAACTCGATATTTTTGAACGGATCAAAAGAAGGATCATTTAACTTTGTGGATACTTCTTCAGGTATGTCAAGTGGAATGGAAGCAGCTAAAGAGGATACTTTGAATGGATTATTATTGGGCATTATTTCATCATTAGGAGGAACGATATCTGATGACTTATGTTGAGTTCTTGCTATAGCTGCTTCCATAGCTGCTATTTCTGCATCAATTTCTAAATCAGTTTTTTGTACAAACATGTCTACGTTAATACGATCTGGAGCTTTATATCCATTGCGGTCCAATACATCTTTTGCAGCGGTTAATTGGACATTAAACGGAGCTTTTTGTTTCGGATCGAGTATTCGACTTATAGCTGATAAGGCATCCTTATTCATTCCAATCAATTGTTTGCGTACGTCAATTGTTTGTTCTTGCACTCGATCATGTAAACCACTAATGTAGGCTTCCCCTAATGGGCTGCGAAGAATACAAGATATCGTGCCCGGCGACATGCCCAGCTTTTCGGAGATTTCGTTATTAGTAAAACCATTGAAAGACATTTGGCATATGGTTCTATGCTGAGTTTTTAGCTCCTTTAATTTGGAATATTGAGAAGTGTTTTGTGCCACCGGAAGTTTGCCTATATAAAAGGGTAAGAATAAATTTTTGTATGTTACTATATTTTATATAGGATAGATATAGGTGTCAATGGTAAATGTTGATTGCGGCAAAAAGGTTTATTTGGTAACTTTTGCCGGCATTCATATTCCCGGCCCGGCTATATAATAATGGCCCGTTCATGGTGTGAACAAAACATTATTTACTATAACTCACTTTGATTATAATAAATATAAAATTCTAATAAATTATGGGCATTTATAACATATGAATTCTAATAAATATGCCGGCATTTAAAATGTTTGAATTCCAATAAATATAAAATTCCAATAAATATGCCGGCATTTATAACATCT